GTAGTGGAAGAGAGTACTCCCGACTCTCATGAACAATTTATTAACCTGCTCGTCGAAATGGGACTCGCGGCAGAGCAAGCAGAAGCAGTACATCAAATGGCTATGGATTTAGTTGATGCAGGTGGAGCCGAAGAAACGGTCACCGAAACTACCACGACAGAGGTCGCGGCATCACGTGAAGGACGTGAGTTTGGACGAGGCCGTCGCAGGTCACGTCGTGAAGAATATCGAAGTGAAGGTCGACGAGGCCGTCGCTCAATGTCAACAGACCGTGGTGAACGACCAGTTCGTGAACGACGAGAATTTGACCGAGGTGAACGACGCGGTGAACGACGTTCGTTCTCAAAAAATCGTATGCAACGTCGCATGTTTGACAAGATGCGCGAGCTACGAAAGGAGAACGAGGAGCTAAAGCAGCAGCTAGGGCAAAACCCTGCGGCTACAAAATTGTCTGCAAACCCATCCCGTGGGGTGCAGCCATCAGTGAATACAAATAATTTCTCTGGTGTTAAGTCACGGGCATTTGAAATGATGCAAAATTTGATGAAATGAGTTATAACTCTTTGACAACTCGACGTCGCGATTTTGATGTAACGTTTGATTCAAATACCTACGCAGGTAATTTGGCTCTGCCGTTTCTTAGTCCGGCACTAAAGGCAAATGACACGATTGCCAAAAACTACGTTCGTGTCCTTGATGGCGTACACTATAAAGCTGTAATTCCTACAGGTAGTTCTTCGGACACAATTCAGGCAGCTGGATGTGATTATGTCGATGGTGCAAACCTTACTTTGAACGAAGCAGTGGTTACGTTGACTGAATTGCAGGTCGGTGAAACTATCTGCCGTGGCACAGTATATCCTACGTGGCATGGAGCGGCAACCGCAATGGCCACAACGGATTACATGACTACTGAGTTTAAAAACTTTACGCTTGGATTGGTTGCAGCAAAAACAGCTGAAAACTTGGAGAACCTCCTATGGTTGTCTGAAGCAACTGGCGGTATCTACGCTCAAGGATTCTTGTCTAACGACGGAGCATTTGACGAAGATGGATTTGATGCTGGGGTTTTGGCCGGAGCAAACGAAGTGACGATTGTTTCAATCACAGCACAGAACTGCATCAGTGAATTTGGCAAGGTTTACAACGCTACAGCAGTTACAAAGCCGGGTGTCTTGAGTAAGTCTGATGTAGGTTTTTACTGCGGCACAAAGACGGCAGCTCTTTACCGTCAGGCATTGGCTACCGCTGGTGGAGGTGTTTCTCACATCGCGGCAACTACTGTTTACACAAACGGACAGGGTGTTGGAAACAACTCAACACTGCAGTCGTTTGAAGAATTGAACTACTTGGGCGTACCAATTCGTGTTTGTCCCGGCATCCCTGCTGATTGCATTATTGTTGCAAATCAGGAGAACTTGGTCGTGGCAAACAACCTTGGTACAGACCTCTCTTCGGTTCGATGGATTCCGGCTTATGAATATGACGGCAGCGACAACATTAAAGTAATCATGCGCATGGCAGTTGGTGCAACTGTAGGCATTGTGGGTGATGTATTTGTTGGAGCAACATTCTGGACTTGATAGCTTATGTCTTGTACTATAAGTAGCGGACGGCTGATTAATTGCAAAGACCAAGTTGGAGGAATTAAAACTGTGTATTTTATGAATTACGCAGATATTAGTTCTGACATTGTGGTTGATGGAACAACCAAGGCTTTAACTGATTTTGGTGCGCAAACTGTGTATCAATATGACGTTCAGCCTGAAACAGCTAGTGTGTCCGTGGCAATCAATTCTAGTAAAGAGAACGGCACCACGTTCTACGACCAGAATATTGACATCACTCTACATAAGCTCACACCGGAAGATGAAGACAACATTCGGCTTCTGAGTTGGGGCCGACCAATTATTTTTGTTCTAGACCAAAACAACCAAGTGTTTATGTTTGGAGCAAAGAATGGTTGTGCGCTGACAGGACAGATTCAAACCGGGACTGGTTTTGGTGACATGAGTGGTTACCAGCTAACCTTTAACGGAAAAGAGCAGCAGGGATATTACCAATTCCCAGCGGCATCTGTAGCTGACCCATTTAGTGCGATGACCAGCACAGTAACTGTAACGGTTGGGACTTGATTTGATTTTTGGTAGTGGTTTACTAAAGGAAAGGGGGATGGCTGTGAGGCTGTCCCTTTTTTTTATATTTATAAGTGATGATACAACTAAGCCAAACTGTAGACAAGTATTTCTATGTGGACTTTAGCGCAACCAATTTTGGTAGTGGCGAGTACACTTTTGAATTTACTTCTCTTTCAACAGATGAAACAACGGACGTGGTTTTGGAGCCAGTGAGTTTTACGGGAAGAGCTTATAAATTTTACTATGGTGCATCTGGTTTGTTTCCCGGTCAGTACCTTGTGAATGTTTTATTCGATGACACAGACTACGTGACTACGGTGACCGCTTACGTTCAAGGCAGCACTCTTGTTTCTGGTGGTAACTTTACTGAATACGAATCGACCAACACGACAAAATATTTTGAAGGATGAAGAAGACTCAGTTTAGCGTTCTTGATTACCAAGGCACTAATGTTCCGCAGTTTGCCGATGCCAACAATAACGAATGGATAAGCTTTGGTGCAGACAATTTGTATCCGCTGTACTTAGAAGAGCTTTACACTAGCTCAAGCATTAACGGTGCTTTAGTTAAAGGAATCTCCGACATGATTTATGGTGGCGGATTAGATAGTGATACCAAGGACGAACACGTCGATGAGTGGTTGCGACTTCAAAAGCTTTTTGGAGACGGAGAAGCTTTGAAGCGAGCGTGCTTCGACTTGAAACTATATGGCAATTGTTATCTGAATCCAATTTGGTCACAAGACCGTACCACAATTGCTGAAGTACATCACGTCCCGGCTTCAAACGTCCGTGTTGGTAAAGCCGATGACCAAGATAACGTCACCGAGTATTATTACTCACCAAAGTGGGCAGAGGCTAAAAAACCTGAATATACTCCACAAGTCATCCCTGCGTTTTCAACCGATGACCGAACGGCTCCATCACAGCTTTTGCAAATCAAACTATACAACCCGGTCAGTTTCTCGTACGGACTCTGTGATTACGTGGGTAGTACTAATTACATTGAGTTAGACCGTGATATTTCAGAGTACCATCTCGCCAATATCAAGAATGGACTCATGCCCAGTATGATGATAAGTTTTCACAATGGCATACCAACAGATGAGGAACGCTTAGACATTGAACGTGGGTTGTATCAGAAGTTTGGTGGGGCAACCAACGCAGGTAAAATGCTTATTAGTTTTAATGACAATCAAGAAGACGCTCCATCGATTGAGCCGATTCAATTGGCCGACCCACACCGGATGTATGAATATCTGAGTAAAGAGGTGAGCGTTAAGATTTTATCAGGCCATCGCGTGACTAGTCCTTTGCTGTTTGGTTTAAGAAATGAAGGAGGTGGCTTTGGCAGCAATGCAGACGAGATGCGTGATGCGTTTGATATTTTCCAAACGACGGTTATCGACAACTTCCAAGAAGTCATATTAAATGGCATTCGTCCGATTTTAGCAGCGGCAAGCTTTACTCTCCCTTTGCATTTCAAAAAATATGTACCTGCTTCATTTTTTGAGAAACAGGAAACTGTCACAACTGACATCAGACCTCAGCACTTCGAATCTTTAAAAAAAAAAGACAAGGAAGTAGTCATCAGTTATCTGAAGACAAAGAATGCGAAGCCGGGTGCGGACTACCATTTAATTAAGTCAGACAGCGTCTACGACGTTCAGTTCGACGAATTCCTTCACTCTAATAAAAGGAGACAGTTCGACATAGAAGAGCCGTCACAAGAGCCGTATGACGTAATTGGGCCTAAAGGATATAGGTTTTCCGTGAGGTATTATTATGAAGAGACCGCTCAAACCGCAGCTCAAAGCAATGCAAGTCGTGATTTTTGTCAGGAGATGATGGCTTTGTCGGATAGTGGTTTTGAGTACAGATACGAGGACATTCAAGAGATGGAAGGTGAAAATATGGAGTTCGCGCACAACGGACAACCATATAGTATCTGGTTACATAAAGGCGGTATCTACTGTAGACACGGCTGGGTTCGTAACATCTACATTTATGCTCCGGGTGGAGAACCCACTGAAGTAGAGACGATTGAATATATTACTGACTGGGATAACGAAATGAAACGCGTAGGTAACAACTTCTTAGTAGCACAGCCGGGAGAGGAGATTGTAGCTCCAATTGACACAGCTTCTCGTGGGGCATACGAATAAATAATAATCATGGCAACACTATACACATCACCACAAACCTTAAAGCGTGACACTGCGTTAGGCACCTCGGTTGACGAAGAATTGCTGCGACCATACATTCGCATTGCGCAAGACCGTTGGATACTACCTGCGCTTGGCACAAAGCTGGATGAGCATCTAAAAGCTCAAATTGATGCAGACACCTTAGCAAGTAACGATTTAATTCTTGTGAGAGATTACATCCAACCTGCGCTGGTTCAGTTGGCTTTTTGTGAAGTAGCATTTGTGGTTCGCATTCGCTTTAGTAACAACTCCGTAACAATTGCTGATAGCGAGCAAGGTTCAAGCGCACAAGCTTCCGATATTAAATTAGTGACTGACCGCGCACAACAAATCGGACTTTTTTATCGCGAGCGCATGCTGGATTATTTGTGTGAAAATACAGCGTTGTTTCCTACTTACAATCAAAACACAGGTTCCGACCTATCTCCCAATCGTGATAATTATTTTGGGGGACTCAATATATATCCTAATGCCATCCCAGACAGAACGCTCCGAACAATCGCGTCAGCCATCGGTGCGCGAAGCATCGATTAAAAACTACGAGAAATTAAATAAATA